CGCCTGTTGTTCAGCGGCAGTAAGCTCCATGTACGAGCGCCCACTGATAGCCAAACCTGCGTTATACTCAGCCTGGGCAAGGTTCGCTTTTTTTCTTCTGATTTCCAGAAGTGCACCAACTGCGTTTAACCGCTCTTGCTGAACAAGATCCTTGTCGTTGGCTGCCAGTAAGTTCGCCTGAACAATTTCAGCTTTTTTCTGCGCTAGGTTCTTTCTTTCCAGAACGTGAACTTGGGCATTGGAGACCGTCAAGTTTTCGCGCTGTGCTCCGCTTAACTCCCTGATAGCCATCCTCGCTTGGATAGTCGAGGCTCTTGCACTCCGCAGCATAGCCTCGGCTTCTCTACCCGCAAGTGCATAATCTGATAAGGACAGCTTTGCTGCGCTGTAGCTCTTGTTAAGGTTGCCTTGTGCTGAAGTAAGACCTTTTATTTTTTGGGCTAGCTGGGTAATCTCAGCTGAGGAAACATCGGAAGACTGTGTGAGGACCCTTCTAAGATTCTCCGTGGCAGACATAATGGCCTGAAGACTTGCATCAAGGCTCCTCGCGTCTACTATGAGTTCGATTGCTGTAGTCATTTCGCGCTATTTTTTTCCGTGTAGTTCTTCAAGTAAGCGTCATCCAGTTCTTCTGTAAACCTGATTAGCTTGATAACTTGATCTAACTTCAATTGAAACTTTAAGCCAATATAAGCCGCGATTTCTTGATACGTTATAGGCTGAGGCCCTGACATATGCCACTGCCGTCTCCGGTGTAAGTCCAAAAAGGCTCTGTAATAGACCTGGAGCAGGGGGCTCAGCCTAGGCCTCAGTGAGGCGCTCTTTCCCAGCTTCACCCCCTTCTTTCTCAACTGATCCAAGAAAGCAGAAGAGTTACTCCAGTTCAGACTGTATAACAGAGCCTGGACTAATTTTTTACTTCGGCCTCCTCCACAGCGGCCCGGTAGTTATCCAACTTGGAGGCTTCCTCAACCACCAATCTCCGAAAATCTTTAATTTGCAATAACTTTATAGCGTTGTCTTTACTGTAAGCCAAAGGTTTCCCTTTAAAAGATAAGCCTTTAAAGCCAACCAGAATAGTCTCAGCCAGTACTCTGCACATGATCTCATTGTCCAGAGCCTTCTTCTTGTCCTCTGGCAAAGTTTCAAGCTCGGCCCCTTGCTCTTCATACTCCGCCAAGATACACCGGCTAAAATTCGTATTGTGTAAGCGAGCCACAGTCATAGAGGCGTCTTTTCCCAACTTAACTTCAACCCCCTCACTCTCCTTCTTTACATCTACAGCATACATCTTAAAAATATCCACCATCTTCATTCCTCCGGTTAAGTCAACTATCAATTAAGTCGCAACAGCCACCGATGCGCCGAACCGATCAATAGCGATCATTCGGTCTGTGACGGTATTAGGTGCAACTGCTGTAAACGGCACGCTCATCAAAACATCCTGATCCTTGGCACCGGCCATGACGTCAGGGACATTGAGCTTTACGTTTGCAAAGGTATAGGCATAGCCATTACCGTCTGCATCAACTACAGGAATAGCTACAGAAATCAACTGATCGGCAAGGGCTGCATCATAGACACTTCCGGTCACAAGATATATCTCAAGTGTACCGGTCATCGAAAAAGTGCCAGCACCCAGACCTATGGCCCCCAGGTTACCCAGAGCTTTCTGCTCACGGAGCTTACCGTCAATATTAATGGACGCTTTTGATATGTAGGCACCGCCTAGGATGCTTGACCCGCCTGAGTCCCGTACAAGAATGTTACCTACCCCAGTCACACAGGATGATATCCCATAAGCCTCAGCTGCGGATTCTGTAGTAGAAAAGCCAGTAACGCCAGCGCGAACAGCGCTCTTGCCCACGGTAGAAAAACTACCGGTTAGCACAGACCCGGTGGTAAAATCCAAAGTCATTGAAGACACTCCCCGCCCCGTATGCATAAAAAACTGCCCGATGTCGTTAAACTGCTTTTCAATAGAGAAAGTCCTCATGGTCGCAGTACCGTTTGTTATGCGCGTTGAAGAGATCAAAACAGTGGCAGTAGGCCCCTCGTCATCCAACAGCGGAGTCCCTGAGTCAACAGTGATTACCGCCGAGGAAACAGTGTCAATCAGATAGTAACCATCGTTACTATCAGAATCCTTCACGCTAAACCACTGGTTTGCGACCAGTCCAGTAAAGTCACCAGAGGTGCCTGTAATTGTTCCTGCACCTTGGTCAAAAGTCAAGGTCAAGGACTTAACACCCCCAGTCCCATATTCACTGAATGTATTACGGAGTAAAGCTTCAGTGAATGGATCATACTCATGATACTGTGCCTCAAAGTTGAAGCCGCCCCCCGCTGAGGCGTCCGTGATAACAACGTCAGCTATCTGCGCAGTTGAATTAATCTCAGCAGACTCCCCTTGAGAGAAGGAAAAGCCTAAGCTCTCGCCCTTGTGCCTAAGCGCTTTGGGAGCGCCTACGGCCACGACACCAAATGCCGCTTCTTCTTTATATGCAAGGTTAGATGATGATGTGGATGATTGTGAAGTACCTGTAGTCATAGTAAATCTCCTTCTAAGTTGGGGTCAATTCAAAGAAAAAATTAGCAACAACCGTTTGGCTGCGCCAGTCCTTGCCCTCCACAAGGGAAAGCACGGAAACATCACGGAATACTATCTCCCCTACGTTGATTGCAGCAAATATCCCAGCCAACTTGTCAACGACTCCCATTCTTGTTTTTGCCCCTACAGAGAATGGTGTAAACATGTTGACCTCAACTTCACCGAAACCCCGTTTCGGCGGGTTGGCACCGAGCATCCCAATCTGTACAACTCGGGTAGGATTCACTCTCAAGGTCACAAAGGGGGTCCGCACATTTGGGTCTCCAAGGTCTGGCTCATCGTGTCCTTCGATGAAGTAAGACAGGTGGTTGGCCCAATTAGTGATAAAATGTCCGTATATAGCTTGGCGAGCCTCCTCCCAAGTTTTCATAGGCCAAACCCCGGATTAGTTAATTGCCCTGGTACAATTGATCTGAGTGCCTGTTGTTGTGTCTCCGTCAGCAGTCCAAAAGAGGATGCCGTGGTAGAAACCCTCTCTACCATGTGCCCAGGGTGATTTATAGGGCGCAAGAAATCATTTGTATTCTCTTCCAGATACTGGATATAAACGGAATTGTCAAGGCTTTCAGCGGCGTTGCATAAATGAGTTCTGTACTTAAGGTAGGTCATGGACAGACTCATAGAGTTTCGACGAACAGACATCATTATTGCTCTTGGGTCACCCTTAGAAACCGCAGGGCCATAAGGCGTATCCCACTCGTGCTTTACTGCCGCTCGTGCAGAGCGGTCAGGAGCGGCAGCCGTCTTTAATCCGTGGTTCACTGACCAATCAGACCCATTAATACTGACATTCCAATTGGCAACGGCGTTGCCAGACCACTGAGGAGTTTCAGTAAGCAGCCTATGAAACACTGCGGTAACAAAGCCCCTGTAAACTTGGTTCGCCTCAAGTTCCATATTGACTATGGCAGCCTCCAATTTTTTTATGAACACGGGAACATTCGAAAACCGTATCATGTCTCGATTCCCAAATTCATCGCAGCAGGCCTGATAAGTAACTCCCAACTTCCAGCTCCGTCGCTTTGTACTGCTAAAACTTTATAATCAATGCTGCTGACTTGTACTCTGTCGTTGCTTTTCGGCGTCGCCACAGCCTCGGCATTTATAGTCAGCACTTTATCGCCGTCTTGAAACTTAGTTGCTGCCTGAGTCATGTATCTATAATTCGACTGATACCGTTCAACAAAAGCATCAATGTAAACAGGGGCCTCCGCGCCGGAGGAGTCAGTGACTGAGTCGTAAACGCCGGAGGACGCCACGTATGTAACTGGGAGAAGCGCGGAGGCCCCTAACTCGGCGACATACAGTGTCTTATACTCGCCGGACTGCGTCTCAACATTAAGGACTCGAAAATAAACCCCGGACGGAGACAGCAAAATCTGATCGCGAGCAGCACTTTCTGTTAAACCAATATATACATTATACACATTAAAGACTTGTGAGGATACCCCCTCTTCCCTCTGCTCTTTACGGAGAGACTGCGCACCATACAACTGATAAATCTGTGCATACTCCTCAAGGAACTCCTTGGCGGACCCCAACGTAAACAAGCCGTCTGACGGGTGGAGAACAGCGTGCTCGCGAATCACATACTCATCAAAGAAATCCTTAACACAACGTCCTACAATGTATACTTGCCCGCCTATAGCCACAGCCCTTCGTGTAGGAACTGTGATGACTGGGGCAGAGCAGGATCTGCGCCAACTGGTCAAGCTGTCACGCTCAGTGCTATCATACTGGTCAAGTTGGCAGGTAAAGAGTGTGGCGCTGGAATAAGCATCAGTCGCCGTCAGTTTGTCAAAATACTGGGCAGCGTCATATATGTCCACGCTACACCCCCGTGATGGGGTCAAAGTCGGGAGAAGATATAACCATAAGACCTGGCTGGAATACCGCTGGCGCCTCCGTGCCTTTGTACATGGCATAGGCAATCGCGAGAGTCCGGCGGTATTTCTGGAAGTCTGAGGTTACCTGCCAAAGCACGGTGGCTCGATCCTTCTTGAGCGAGACCTTGCTGTCACTGATGAAGGTTGGGGACAGCTCAGGCAACGCAGTCAGCGCCTTGAACGACACAGCATGAGCAGAAAACAACCTCACCGCGTTGTAGAAGTTCTGCGCCGCAGTGGTGATAGACAAAGAGCTATCAACCAAATCGAGGTAATCTGCATCGAGGTCAGCACTAATCTGGGTCAACTCTGAGCGCAGCGCAAGGTCATAGATTTCCGACGCCAGCGTGGCATCAGGAAACACGCGACTGGAAACTCCCAGGACAGCTCTGACGCTATCATATGAGGTGTAATTGCTAAGCAAAGATAATCACCCCGGCCTGCAACTGCGCAGTAACCCAGTTGGACCTTTTCACAGGCACTCCGTGGTCAGTGGGGATAGCTATGCGCTGGAAGGGTTCATACTGGTTACTCTTCACTGCCTTGACCAGAATAAATTCGGCCAGGGGCGGGACTGCCGCCGGGGTGGTTACTTCTGGGGTGGGAGCGGAGATTGCCGCCACTTCCTCCGCTACCTGGGCGGCTACGTCTTCGAAAGTCTTTGGGGTCTTCTTGGTTCTTCGGGTAAATGCCATGGTGATTGTCTCCGCTGGGGTCAGTGTATCCCTCAAACTCAAAGCCTGCCGCAGCCTGTTAAGGCTGCGGCTTCCCTTGTCGGGAGGGCTTTGGTTAAGTCTCGGACAGGGTGAGAGAGAGCACGTCAAAGGCGTCATCCCACAATCTGTATGCAATGGAAGCTGAGTCCACGCGAAGCATGCTGGAGCGCCGCATTACAAACTGTTCCACGGCGCTGTAGGCCGCAGCAGTGTTGCGAACGCGATGGATAGCGTTGCTCCCCTGGAAGCCCATGATGGTGTTTGCCGGCCAGCCCTTGCCGGGCTCGACGATGAAAAGCTTCAAGTTCGACAGCGTTCGGTTCACCAAGGAAAACTGCGGGACTAGGGCGCCCGGCACGAACTGGTTGGTGTTGGTCGTGGACAGAGCGGCCTCGATGGCAAAACAACCCGCCAGGTCGGTGACCACCCAGTCGATCTGACGGATGTAGTAGTTGTTCACCAACCAAGAGACCAGCGCCTTCTTGGTCACAGCACCAGCTGCGACGATGGTGCTGTCATAGGTATCGGCCTTCGTCTGGGAGAGCGCGGACTGAGCCATATCGGTATCACCATTCAGCATCCCGATCAAAAACTCATAGGTCTTGGCGTTGGCTTCCACCTGGAACTGACGAGTCAAGGCCATATTGACGAAGTCGAGCGTGGTGCTTTGCAACGCCTGATCACTCACCTCCATGCCGATGCTGGTAGTCAGCAGGCTCTTGGAGCTGTCAGCCGATGTGATGGAGAGCATCAACTGTGGCTCGGCGAGCTGGGCAATAGCGCGAGCACGGGCAGCCTCGGCGCGGGCCAGGCTGATGACCGGCCACTCAAAGCGATTGCCGGTGATCGATGTGTCGACGCCGATCATCTGCTCGAAAAGGTTGACATCGAGCATCCGGTTCTTCTGCATGGCGTCCTCGACCATCTCCAGAATCACAGCTGGGTAGAGGATACGAGAAGCCGGGTCAGCGTCGAGTACGTTGGCAGCACCACTGAACTCGCTCTTGCCGTCGAGCATGTTGCCGATGGTGGGGGAGCGCAAGCCGAACTCGCGGTTCTTGCCGACGATCAGGCCGGAACTGGCGCAGAGCTGGTCAAACGCGCTGGAGGTCTCAGAGTTGGTCGGGTACCGGCGGTTGATCAGCGCAGGCACAGAGATGCCTTCGTTTACCGCCTCTTTGTAAAGCATGGGCGACAGCTTGATTTCCTGCTGTGCCCCATTTTTATCTAAAATAACAGCCATGGTATTATCTCCTTGTTTCTTTGGTTTAAACTTCGTTAACCCGCTCGATGAGGCAGGTATCGCCTACAGCACCGGCGTCGCCTAGAGACACTACCCGCCAGGCAAACATACTGTTGCGGATGTTGATCCCGACATTGGCCGCATTGAACGTACCAACGATTGCGCTGCCCGGCTGCTCAGTCGCCTTGCAAACCTTGGGATTTGGGGCAGCAGAGGTAAGCGCGGTGAGTAACGCAGTAACAGTCCCACAGACAACGTAGTCGCCAACAGCAATAGTACCCGTACCGGGCGAAGCCTGCAAGCCATCGCAGATTGCGGAAATCTGGCCTGTGGTCTTGACGCTACCTATGGTGTAGCCGTCCTGGGTAGCAGATTCAAGGCTGACGATCTGGGCTTCAATCTGCTCGCCCGCGGCGCAGAGCGCATACCGGGCATCGCCAACAAGTCGAACGAGCTTGAACTGCTCAGTGTCGGTATATCTTCCCTCTGCTGTAGCCGCCGTTCCAAGCCTGCAAGTAATTGCGGCATGGGTCGGGCGGGGTGCATCCATCTGAAACTTTGCCATGACTTATTTCTCCTTTACATTGTTATTTCTAAGTGTAGCAGACTCAAGGGCTTTTTCCAGCCGACTCTTCGTCGGGAGCACCTCGTCTTCTGTTTCTTCACGAGAGGCAGCAATGCCACCTACTTTAAAGGCTTCAACAACCCGAGTCGCCATAGCCCTATATACAGACAGCAGCGCCGCTGGATCGCTCTCAGCTAACTTTTCGTCCCTGGACCCACCTAAGGTGATGATCATGTTATTTGTAACCTCAGCAAGCGCCTCCTTCAGGCCAACAAGCGCCTCGACCTGCTTGGCAAGCCCTGCGGTCTCAACCTTGGCGGCAATCAGTGCCTCGTCCTTTTCCTTCAGCTGGGTGCTGAGGTAGGTGACTGTGCCTGCGTCAGCAGCCGGAAGGTCAGCTTCAGTAGGGGTCGGGGTGTTGGTTTCAGCTTCCGGTTTAGTCTCAGTAGAAGCCGGGAAGTTGGTTTCAGCTTCTGCCGCCCCAGTTGTAGCGAGCGCCTCAACGCCAGCCGTGGCAGCAGCAATAGCTGCTGCTCCCAAATATCTTTTCTTCATATCTTGCCCTCCATTTGTGGCGGTACGGGACTTAATCGCCCCAAAAACATCTTCAAAATTAGCTATACCGGTTACGAGCCCGGCATCCTGCGCCTGTTTGCCTATAAACTCTTTGCCGTCTGCCATCCGTGTGTCACACGCCTGATAAGATACTCCCAGATACCCCGCGACACTCTCTACGAACACGCTATAAAGGTACTGGGCTTTTTCTTGAAGATCATCAAATGCCTTCCCGGACAGCGGCTCAGAAGCGTTGGCAAGCTGTTTAAATGTACCTGCGCGAACAACGGTTTCTTTCACGCCCTCCTTCTCTGCCATCTTCGAGTACTCAACGTGCTTGATCACGACACCTATGGAGCCAGTCATAGCAACTGCGCTTGCATAGCGTTCATGTGCAGGTGCTACCAGCCAATACGCAGCGCTGCACATACATGAACTGGTGTATGCTGTAACCCGCTTTATCCTTGCAGCCCGTTCAACGGCGACAACTGCATCAAGAACACCGTTGACAGCCCCGCCCCCAGAAGATACATCAAGAACTATTTCCTTAATTGTTTCATCTGCGGCAGCCAGATACAGAGCGTCAATGATTTCACTGTAGGCAATTAGCCCCACGTACCTGTTGTACCAATTATCAGTGTTTACTAAGGTGCCATGGACACTGATGACAGCAATGTCATCAACAATGGCAAGAATTCGATTAGACCGCTCTGAATCATCATCATCATCGTCCTCTTCTGAGTGGCAGGCCTGCGGCGGTTGCTGACTAAGTGCAGAAATGTAGACTTCCCAGGACTCGTCGTTTCCTGCCCACAGTGTACTGTACGATTTTCTTTTCAAGTTAGGCCCTCTCGCCGTAGTTTGTGGTCACTATCTTTATTATATTCGCATTTGTCAAGAACTTTTTTCGTCACGAGGCGCATCTCCCTGCAAATCTTGCTCAAGTGCGCCCGTGTTGCTCTCCGGTGCCTTGGACTCCAACTTGTTGAACTGAAACATTGTCCCGGACAGTTTCGGGGCACCAGCCGGCTGCAAAGTACCAGTCAACATCAGGGAAGCCTCGTTATCAGAGGTCATGCCCAGGCTTAATTGTTCCAAAATACGGGACTGCTTCATGCTTTTGAATGCTTCCAGCTCACTTTCAGGCCTAAGATCCGGACTGCCGTAACGGAACTCAACCACAGCATCAATTCCATAGAGGCGGACGCAAAGGGTGAGGGCGCGGGAGTATATTTCGTTGAGTTTATAGACGAGGGCGCCTTCGACGGTCTTGAGATACAGCATGGCCTGGTTTGAAGCAATGTTGCTCGACCCGACCGATTCGTGCCCCAGAATCGCAGGCATCGTCTTGGCGCCGGCCGCCAATTTTCCGTTTAAGATCGAGGAGAAAATCCGATACTCGTCACTGAGCGTCGTGTTCCCGTTATTCAGATAATCAACCTCTAAGATATCCCAGACAATCAGCGCGTCTTCTGGGTTCAGGCCGTTGATCAACGTCTCTACCTGAGACAGCGCTCTGTTCTGGTAGGCCTCCAGCGCTTCCGGATCGGTACGGATATCGGAAGGTACGGACGCCAGCCACTTCTCGTGGTTGAGCGTGGATTTAATCCGTGGTGATATCGCTCTCCTAAACACACGGCGCAGGTCATTGGCGAATGCCTGGGAGGCGATCATCGGTTGGATGCAGGATTCCACCGGGCTGTCTGCATACGCCGTGCGTAGGCTCTGGTCGAGGCTGACATAGAAGAAGGTTGGAAAGTCGAGAGAAATTTCCTCGCCGCCTAACGACTGGAAAGGGATCTTGCGCTTCTTCTGGTACTTGAATTTAATCGTGTCGACAGCTATCGGCATGAGAGCTTCCGGCAGCCTTGCCTTGTTCAACACAACTTCGAGAGAGCACGCGCCGAGCAGGTACAGCTCCTTGCCAAGAGACTCAGAGTTCGAGCGGATGGAAGGATATGCCGAGTACCCGCCATCGGTAGGCCCGAGCAGGTCAAAGCGCCGACACAGTTCCTGGACCAGCTGAGTGCCCTGCTCGTTCAAGGTTCCGTCGAGATTGCGGCTAAGGACAGTATAATGTTCCGGGATGCCCACCCGGTTGAACGCGGCAGCTGCCGCAGATAAGTCTGGTGACGCTTTTGAGAGCGAGCGCAGGGTCGCTGACGTTGTCTGGCCGAAGCGCAACGTTTCAATGTCAGTGTTCGCCAGCCGAAGGTCGTCTTGGGTAAGAAAGGTATCAGGCGACTGTGAAGCTGATCGAAGGTAGGTTGGGATCGAAGCAGAAGATCGAGCTTTGGGCGGAGGTGGCATCTCGACAACAGACGCAGCAAAGTGTAAACCCTCCGCCGATGCACCTCTTGCCTGAAACTTTGCCAACAATTCTTTTATCATAAGTATCCCTTATAAGCAGAACAAAGTTTTGTCAAGCTAAAATTTATAAAGTTTTTACCCAGCGGGACACGCCGCAGTCATATATTCTAAAAAGTCTGTTCTTCGCGCAGTTCTCTTCCTCAGTCAGCGCAGGATCAAAATTGCCAAAAAGCTCTCCCAACTTGTGTTTTTGGAACAACTGCCGGCTCAAACGTTTGGTCTGCTTAACGTAGCTATACCCTGGGGCGGAATAACCAGCAAAAGTAAAGCCTGTAGCCTCATACAACCCTCCTTGGCTCCAGCGCCTGTCCGCATAGGATATAAGATTGTCCCCCCGCCCAGCAAAATTCTTAGCAAAGAACGCAAGTAACCTCCCCGCACCACCGATGACTCTTCCCTGGGAAGCAAACCTAAGAAGCTCCCAGTCGTGTAACTTGCTGTACCTTGGCCGACCGAAAGTAGCTACGGCCAACAGATCATCAGCGTG